ATAAAATCTTGTATACCATATTTATTTTTTTTATAATAACTATTTGAAAATGATATCAATGGTTCTGTATAATTTGTCAGTAATTGATATTTTTTATTCATATTAACATACTTTTTATTTTTATCATATTTAAATTTTTTATAAAAATAATTCAATTGAAATGTTCTTTTTTTACAATTGTCACCAATACAATAACCATTAAATCTATTTATGCCTTCGTGTGCTTGTGACAACACAATACAGTACCTATCTTTTAATTTTTTCTTAAGATAATGACCTAAAAAGTATTTATGATTTTTGTTTTCAATATATTTTAAATTATCGTCACTCAATGGTGAATTTGTAATATGATGATTTGATGCCCAAACGAAATTTATATTTGATGGTTTATAATGCTTCATCACAATTTTATACATATCATAATCTCTATCAATTTTATCGTTATCAATACCAATAATTTTAATTCTATCTTTATGTTTTCTAATATATTTTATTATTTTCAAGAATATATTTGATTCCATAGCATGATTAATATATTGCCATAATTTACCACCAACATAATCATTATTTTGAATTGGTTTTTCAAATTTTATTTTATTACATTTAATAAATTTATTGTCTTTGATGGACCAAATTGTATTATTCATAATGTTTTCTGCTTGCCACACAGACATTTCATTAAATATAATTATTTTTTTATTGGTATTTTTCATTGCAGATTTTAATAAATCAAACCTGAATTTCCATATCTCTTGAACACCATGTGAAAATTCACCAATACCAATTAGTTTATAATTTAATAAAACATTCATATATATTAATTACAAAAAATTGAAAACATTATGAATAAAAAGAATATTGAACAATAATATGAAATCATTAGATAATTTAGATCATTATTTTTTATCTTTGAATGAAAATGAATTATTAAGTTTCGGACATAATGTGGTAAAGGATTGTGAGTCTTATCAAATTCCTAAAAAAAATATATTTATTGTTATTGACAAATTGATAAATCATGGTTTTGACATAAATAAGATATATTTTGGATTAAATTTTTTGCATTATGCAGTCAAAAAAAATAAAATTTTACTAGTTGATTATTTAATTAAAAAAGGAGCTGATATAAATTGTTTAACAAAATTAGATCAAAATGTGTTACATATTTGTGCTCACAAAAATAACACACACTTGATGAAATTTTTTATTAAAAAAGGTGTTAATATTAACCACAAAGATGTCAATCAAATTACACCATTTATGATGAGTTTGCATTTTGATAGTTATGATTGTGCCAAAATTTTATTGGAATATAATATTGATATAAATGATGTTTTTGAAATAATATGTGATAAACTATCTGATGAAAAAGATAATTTTAATGAAAATTTAATTTTATTTGAAAATATACTGAGAAAAAAAAATAAATTGAATAAATCAGATTATCCTATTATTGATGATCTTTTTATTATGGAAGAATATGATGTTCTACGAAAAATAATTGAAAGATTTCCAACTGTTCTCGCAAGTAAACGTATTAAAGTAATTGATTATTTAGCTGAATGTAAAAATCAGGATTTTATTAAATTATGTATCAATAAAAATTTTGATTTGACAAAAATAGATAGTTGCAATAAAACATTAGCACATCATTATGTTAATTATGGCTTCTATGAAATTGTAGAAATGATTATCAATAAAAATAAAAATATTGTTGATTATAAATGTTCAAATAATCGTAATTTATTAGAATATTCCTTAGCACAATGTGAAGATAAATCTGAAGAAACAACAATAAGTTTAATAAATTTATTAGTTAAAAATAATTGTGATATTAATTCACAGAATACATATGGTTTTTCTGTTGTTGAATGTGCCATACAGAATTCATCACCAAAAGTTGTTGAATTGGTTATAAATTTAGGTGCAAATATAAAATTACATAGAAAAAATAAATGTGTATATCCATGTTTAACCAACAATGATCCACTAAGTTTTGCTGTTCAACTTGGAAAGTTCGAAATTGTAAAAACATTGATAAACTATGATGTATCCATACACATGTACAGTATATCAAAGAATAACAAAATACCAACATCGATAATTATTGGAATTCTATTTGATAGAAAAATAATTTTGCAATATTTATTAAATTTACAAAAAGTCAAAAAAGTTTTAAATCATAAAACAAAGAATTATTTGTTGAAATTGTCATTGAAAGAAGGATTTAACGATAAAGATATATTGAAATATTTTATGACGAAAAAAGATTTTGATAAAATGAATTTGGACACTTCATATATGAGTTTAAAAAAAGAAAGAAAATTTATAGAAAGAAATTTAGATATTGATGATGAAATACGTACATATAAAAGACTATTGATTCTGGCAAATTTTTATAGATCACTGATAGTTTACAATAATAAACAACATATAAGACAAATATTTGATAACATAGAAAAAATTTATAATGAATGTGCACCAAATAATTTGTTAATTGAACACATTGCAAGAACTTTTGCACAAAGAATTGATTTTATCGATATTGAAAAATTAAGAACATTATTCATTTCAACATGTGAACTGATAAAATGTGATAATCTAAATGAAATTCATTTAAAATTAATTAAATTTAATAAAGATGATTTGAATCTAAAAATTGGTGTTATAGAACAATTTATCAAAAATTTAAAAAAATTAATTAAATTAAAAAATGATTCTTTTTCGGAAGATTCAGTTGGGAGTTATTTAGATAGTGAAAATAACTCTGATTTTGATACTAATTACACTTACAGTATAAAAACAATTAAATTTGATAAAACCTATAATTTTACTGATAGTGAGGAAGATATAGATTTCTCATATTCAAATGACACAAATCAAACTATAGAAAAAATGTTGTTCAAACTTTTGTGGCCTGTAAAATATGATCATTATGAAGAAATGTATTATTTACTTAATCAACCAGCTAAATTTAATGAAGATCATGATAAAATATCAATTGATGACAAATTTATTGTTTTTAAAAATAATAAACAAAATTTAAAACCACCTACAAAATGGATTAAATTTTATGCACCAAATATTGGGTGTAAAGAAAAAAAAGATATTAATCATGATTTTTCATATACATTTGATAAAATTTTACAAAATTATAATTGTTTGGAATTATTTTCGGATGATATCATGCACACTGGTAAAAATGCTCAACTTTATTTTTATGGATGTATAAAAAATGGAGATTTACAAAAATTTGGTTGTTATGAATATTTTATTAATAGCAATGGTACTTTGTTTCATAGAATGTTTAGATATATTGAAAACTTACCAAAACATATTAAAAGTGTTTTTCATTAATTTATATTTGTGTATTATAAATTAAAACATACATTTACTGCAACCATAACATCTTTTACATTCCAATGGAATTTGTCTAGTCCATAAAACAGCTTTAGTTGATAAATCGCCATATTCTATAAATGGATTAAAACCTTCACTATTCCATTTGTTAAATTCTGTTATTTTATTTGAACGAACATGGTATTTTTTTGTGGTGTTGGTGGTGGACTCATATTTATCAATATAACATACAAATAACAAAATAATTTTCAATTTTTTATTTTAATTGTGGTCCATAATGTTTTTCTTTTTCTAAAGCAGATATTCTTTTTTCTAAATTTATGATGTAGTTTAGTAAAAGATAATTATCCTTTGTCGATGGTAAAAAATTTTGTTTCCTTTCCAAATAAATTTTTTTATCAAGGATTTCATCATTATCATTTTTAATTTTCATATCAAGTAAAATTTTATTGTTTTTCATTGATATTTTAAAATCATTAATGTTATCAAACGAATCACCAAAAAAATAATCAATTTTACCAAGATCTTGAACTAGAACTGCGGTTTGAAACTTAAAGTCACAAATTTCAATTTTGAAAATTAAATTGTTTTCATTTTTTGATTTTATGGTTAATATGTATGGATTCAAATTATATATTTTTGATTTCATGATAAATAAAAAAACCATATCAATTATTATTATTTTCAATTTTATTAAAAATTGATTTTTTTATTGATTAAATAAATACTATATAATTAATGACAGATATAAGTTCTATCGATAAAGATTTTTTCAACGGAAAAATAAATTTTATTAAAACAGGACAGAATGACTGCTTGGTTATGACAATTTTTAATACTCATGTTGAAAATTTAATAATGAATACTAAAATCAACTGGATATTTATTAAAAATAACAACGTTGTCGACTGTGGAACTCAAATTACAAAATTTCCATCCGATCCATCTCCCATAGGTGTTCTGCATGATTATTTGTGGATAGGATTTGATCATAAATTATATGATTTAAGAAATGGTAAATTAATTTTTCAATTTCATGATGAATTTAAGTATTATTTATTCATGTGTTTTCGTAATACAGACGAAGATTATTTTGGTTTAATTAAAGATCAAAGAGAAATTTTAATACTTGACAACAATGGTGAAACAATAAAAAAATATGACATTGATTTTAGTTCAAAAGTACTTGTTGTTCACAACTATATAATTTTTACACTAAATAAAAAAATATTTACAGTTGATTTCACAAATGGAAAAACTCCACTTGAAGATGATTGTGAAAAAATAATTGGTTATGACAAAGACAATCACAAATGTCACTACATTTCGAATAATTTATTAAAGTCCTGTGGTTTTTCTATAGATCAGACCATCCTTGATTCGCAAGTTTAAATCAAAACCCATTTTTTTGGTTTTTTGCAAATGTGTAACAAAAATGATTATTTTATCATGAAATCGTTCTTTTATGTTTTTCATCATCTGAAATGCTACTTTCGGATCACTACCTTGTTCCAATTCATCAAAAATCAAACCCTTCATTCCATCAGATCTAAGCATTTGAGACGAAGCGATCAATCTAATTTTTTCACCTCCTGACAATCTGTCTTGAATAGGGTCATCAATTCCGAGTTGGACTACTTTGTGGTCAATACAAAATATTTTACTCCAATCGATGATGACTTGGTCATCTGCATTTTCGAACAAATCGCGAATCCTCAGTTTGGAAAAATCATAGAATTGGGCCATATTTTGATTAATGTAAATCCATGATTTTTCCAAACTAGCAGGATGAACTCCACTCATTTCCACACCAGGTAGATAACCCATAAGTCCATCCAAGAATGTTGATTTGCCATGACCAGAAGGACCCTTAAAACAAATTTTCATACCGGAACTCATGGTGATTGGAAGAAAAGATCCATCAATTGTTACATCCAAGTTATCCCTTCTGATATAGCAATTAGTGATTTTAATTTGGTCAGGAAAATCGACTTGTTTGGCAAGTTCAACAAAAGACTTGTTCTTCCATGTGTCCAAATATGTTGTGTATTTGGTTTCCAAACGATGAAATTCATTGGCAAATCTAAACAAATTATCAATTGCTGTTGATACCGTAGTAAAAAGGTTAATTACTAACAGAAACAAAGCAATATCTTTATTCCACAACATGATAAGAAAACAAACATTGATGACTTCACACGGAATCTTATTCATCATATCAATCGATACCCAGTGTGAATTTGTAATCTTAATTTTTTCCTCTATGACATCTTGAAGATCACTCATTTGTTTGTCTGATTTGTAACCTTTCATAAAAATAGGCAAATAAGCAGTGTAGATTGCTTTCAAACGATCAGTTTCGTTGTTAAGTTCTTTCCTGAATTCGAAAAACTTTTTCATTTGTTTCTTTTGGATGAAAATGAAATTGAAAGCAAAAACACATGTCAAGATAATGAACAATATATACAATTGATTGATGACAATTGTATACATCAAAACACAAGTATTTGAAATAACACCAGTCACAGTTGAAAAACCCCAAAAAATAACTGAATTTATGGCTCTTTTTGCTTCTTCCTTTTTCATTTGAAGATCATGAATACCAGTTACTTTATCTGTTTTAGTCAAAAGACTGAATTTTTTGTTGTGTTTTCTTTCAAAGTCTATGCAAATTTGATAGTTGATTATTGGCTGTAGTTTTCCCTCAATGAAATCCAAAATAAGTTTGCAAATCTTGATGAAAATAATGAAAAACAACAAATTAATGGGTCTTTCGGGTTCTGTAATAATAACATTCCAGATCTG